AATATTTACTGCAGGATATGCATAGCCTCGTCCATATTCTTCAGTATATATATGCCAGTGAGGCCCCTTAATAACTTGCCCATCAGGGTTCATATGCTTTGCTGCAGATGCAGTATCTAAAGAAAGTAATACGGTATTATTTCTTTTAATTAGTGCAGTGAAATTGCCCTTATTGGGATTTATTTTACCACGATAAAGAGATATTGAAAATATATCTTTCTTTGATCTACCTTGTACATCAAACCTAATATTTGTCCCTTTCGATGGCAAGTAAATCTCTTTTTCAATAGTTTTCTTTAGCATCTTAATGAGTTGTTCGGCTTCTTGTGTTGTTAATTTTTTCATTAAAACTTACCACGCAATTCTACAACCTTGCCTATGATATGTACCGGCAAATCTGCGATATCTTTTTTACTAAAGAACATAGGCTCATATTCAGGATTGAGAGATATAAGGCTTATACCTTCATCATGCTTTTGCAACTTCTTGCAGCAGGCATCATCACCGTTGACTTTAGCAATTACAATATCTCCTGATTCCGCATCTGACTGCACTCTTACGATTACCACATCCCCGGACTGTATCCTTGGAGACATAGAGTTACCTTTTATACGTAGACCGAAAAATTCTCCTTTTGAAGCAAGCTCCTCATCTATTTCTTCAAAATCAATAATATCTTCTACAGCTTCTATAGGTATTCCTGCAGCCACATCACCAAGGACAGGAATCTTAACGGCCTTGATTGGGTGGTTATTGTTCTGATCTGCCTTTTGTTCAACTAGATCTGACTTTTTAACACCGAAGTAATTAGCCAACATTTCGATTTTGTCTATTCTAGGATACGACTTTGCATTAATCCAATCAGAAACAGTCATATATTTTAAATCAAGGTCAGCACATAGTTTATTTCTATCTATATCATACTTTGACATATAGTACTTAATATTGCTGGCCATTATATCTTTATTTCCAAGTGCCAAGAGTTTTCCTCCTTTGCTTTTATATACAACATAATACGATAAAAACATAAAAAAGTAAAGAAAAAATATAAAAATATATTGACAGCACGATTTAACCGTGATATAGTACGATTGTAACCATGATGAAAACGATTGAAAGGAGGAGGTGCTGATGGGGATGACGCTCAAAATGCTGAGGGCAAAATTTAATTTTACCCAGGAAGAAGCAGGAGCGAAAGTTGGTGTTTCTGAAGGGACTTGGAGCAATTGGGAAAAAGGTAAATCTTTTCCAGATGTTCCAAAGATAATAGAGATAGAAAAAGTATTTGAGACAAAGTATGATGATATTATTTTTTTACCCGATAATCACGGTTAAATCGTAATTAAAAAGCTAAATATAATTTTAACCGTGATTATCATAAATAGGAACGATGGAAGAAGAAAAGGTAGGTTAGGAGGGAAGAGTGACCGAAGAACAGAAAAGATTAGAAAGTATTTTATTAAGATTAGTTGAGGAATTATATAGAAAGGGTACAGCGGAGCAGGTATCACTGATATCTCATGAACTCATAGAATTGTGGGAGGTGACAAGAAAAGATGGAGTATCCAAAACAGATTATGAAAATGTCAGAGCTTAAGGAGCTTGGATTTCCGGAAGCGTTTTTATTAGAAGCTTACAGAGATCCGAATCAAAGTTTTGCAACTAAAATGGACCCGTCTAAGCCAAACTCAAAGATTATATTTGACACAGTTGGATTTGATAAGTGGTGGAATAAGAGAATAAAGCTACAGACTTCGGAATTTGCAAGTCAAAGACGAAGGCCTGCAAGGTCTCAGTTGAGGATAGTAAGAGAGGTTGGATGAAGGGATTGAACAGATATAAAGGCTGGACAAATGAAGAACTTGAACTTTTAAAAATCCTTCTTGTGAAAAATGAAAAAATGGTTAACATTGCAAAACAGCTACAACGCCCACGCGGAAGTATTAACAGAAAAATAAGAGATGTAAAAGCCGGAGGGGCGAAAATAAAAAGATATTGGACAGTTGAGGAACTGTTAATGCTAAAAGAGTTATTGCAAAAAGGATTAAGTGCTAAACAAATATCTGAGATTTTAGGAAGAACCAAGTCTGCGATTAATAACAAATTGGCCAAGATGGGCACTGATATCTGGAATGAATCTGCATATCACTCATACATATGTTAAAAGGAGGAAAAAATATGTTAACAGTAGAGCAGACTGAGGTCGTAAGAAGGATTTTTGAGAAAAGCTTGGAAGTCAATCAGAGAGGCAGAGCAGAAGTGTTCTTTGACTTCCATCCACATGCTAGTCAGGTTGATGTAACAATTCATGTGCCTAATTGGGAGAAGAGCCCTAAGGGAAAGAGAATGTATTTCTACTACGACAAATTGGACCCATTATACGAAAGTCCGAAAGATGAGGTATATGGGCCTGAAACAATAGAAGCAAAGTTAAACGAATATTTGTAAAAGGATTTGTAAGTAGAGGATTCTAAAAGGATAGAGACGAGATAGAAAATTGTAAACAGAAGTGGCTCTGGTAGTCGGCGGTGCAATTGGACCGAGCGAAAGCTAGGACAGTCCGGCGGTATCATTGGCAAGGTGAGTTGTGGAAGTTTGCAATAGTAAAAAACATATACTTTTGACAAGTCGCTGACAATTGACAGCAATTGACAGCAATTGACAACAATTGCGTCCGTAATCCAATCCAATCCGAATCCAAATACAATCCGAAGTACAATCCGTATATATGCTCGGAGCTAAAGCAGTCCGAGCCGGAAAATCAGGTGTAAATGTGCACCGATGACCTTTTAAAACTAAATAACACAGAAGTAGGAGGCAGGTAGTGGCATATTTTTACAGTTGTCCAAAGTGCGGTTGCAATTTGGACCCTGGTGAGAAGTGTGATTGTGAGAGAGAAACGCACTATTATGAGCAAAAGAAAAAGAAACTTGAAAAGTTACTAAGCGAGCATACAAATACTGACAAGAAAACAGGACAAATGGTGTTTGTTTGGTAGCTGTATACAAGAATAGAGTATAGTTAAACGATTTTGGAGGATAGAAAAATGGAACAGAAAATTAGCGTGGCAAATGTATTCAAGGGAAAGAGAGCAAAGAGTAAATACACACTGGTAGAAGCAAGAGAACTGGAGGCGCTTATGGATTCAAGAGCAAATGTTGAAGCCTGTATTATGACATTCAAGAAGGTGCTTGGTTATGTGGCTTTAGTTGCAATAGGAGTTGCTTTAGGGGTGGTATTCCTATGATGAACTTAGATTCTATACCAGAAGATATGCATAAGCATGTGGATAAACTTAGAGGTCAAGGAATACATATCACAGATGAAGAGGCCGAAGAGCTTTATATATATTGCCTGAGAAAGATGGAAGTGGCAAAGGTGGAAGTGCCGGAAGAATATATTAACTTGCTATATCCGGATGAACTTAAGCATTACATACTTAGGCATGGAATTAATGCCAGTACTATTTTAAGAAAAATGGAGGATATAGTATGTGCATAGAATGCGGTTCAAATCCTTGTAATTCAAGGTGTCCAAATGCTACTGAAGAAAAGGCTATATATACTTGTACAGTATGTGGGAATCCTATACATGATGGCGATATGTATTGGGATTCACAAGAGGGATGCATATGTGAAGATTGCATTGATGAAATGAGCAGAAAAGAAATTTTAGAACTATGTGGCGAGCCACTAAAAAAAGCAATTATGGAGGATTATTAAAATGTCAGAGAAATTACCGGTAGAGCAAAAGAATGAGAATGTAAGTGTTATAGCTCAGGTTAAAGGGATTATCTCACAGGAAACAGTAAAAAAGAAATTCGAGGAAGTGTTAGGGAAGAAGGCACCGCAGTTTTTAGCGTCAATTACTAATGTCATAGCTGGATCTGCTCAGTTAAAGAAATGCCCTGCCAATACAATTATGGGAGCTGCATTCGTTGCTGCGACATATGACTTACCTATCGACAGCAATCTTGGATTTGCTGCTATAGTGCCTTACAACAATAACAAATATAATCTGCAGACAAAACAGTGGGAAAAACATCCTGAAGCTCAATTTCAAATGATGTACAAAGGGTTTATTCAATTAGCGATCCGTTCAGGATATTACGAAAGGATGAATTGCTCAGTGGTATATAAGGATGAGTTGATATCTTATAACCCGATTACAGGAGAGGTAGAGTTCGTGACAGATTTTTCAAAGTGCACTCAAAGAATGAATGGAAAGTCTGAAGATATTGCTGGATACTATGCCTGGTTTAAGCTTCTCACAGGGTTCAGAAAAGAGCTTTTTATGACTAGAGCAGAGGTAGAGAATCACGCTCGTAAATATTCTACGGCATATAGAAATGACTTAAATAACGATAAGAAGGGCAGTAAATGGACTACAAATTTTGACGCAATGGCACTTAAGACTGTTATCAAGTTATTGCTTAGTAAATGGGGAATATTATCAGTTGATATGCAGAGAGCTATCACGGATGACCAGAAGACATTTGATGAAGAAGGTGGAAGTGAGTATGGAGATAATAAGCCGGATGTTATAGATGTTGAGGATCCATTTGATAAAGATAGTGATGTTGAAGTGATTGAAGATGCAGATATTGAAGAGTAGGAGTAATTCAAATGGTGTTAACAGCGGATAATTACTACAGTGCTGAGGCTAACAGGCAATATATGTCTGTTAGCCAATTCAAAGACTTTAACGGCACATATGGAAAGATGGCTTGTGAATTCGAGGCAATGGAAAAGCTTGCAGGAAGATGGAAGCCGGAACCGTCAACAGCACTTTTAGTGGGGAGTTATGTTGATTCATATGTTGAAGGGACACTTGATGATTTCAAGATAAGAAATGCAGAAATATTTACTCAAAAAGGAGAATTGAAATCGCCTTATAAAAAAGCTGAGGAAATCATTGCAAGGATTGAAAGGGATAAATACTTTATGAAGTATCTTTCAGGTGAGAAACAAACAATTATGACAGGAGAGCTGTTTGGGTGCGACTGGAAGATAAAGATGGACTCATACATTCCAGGCAAGGCCATAGTAGATTTAAAAGTTATGGCATCAATTACCGACTTGAAGTGGGTAAAAGATATAGGATACCTAGATTTTGTTAGATACTGGGGGTACGACTTGCAGGGGGCCATTTATCAGAAAATAGTAGAGATAAATACCGGGAAAAAGCTACCGTTCTTTATAGCAGCAGTCACCAAAGAGGCAGAGCCGGATATAAGAATAATACAGATCACACAAAATTATCTTGATGAAGCATTAACTGTTATTGAGTCGAATATCAGACGAGTACTAAGTGTAAAAAATGGAGAAGTAGAACCGGACAGATGCGACATATGTGATTGCTGTAAGCATAATAGAGTGTTAAAAGCTCCGATATCTATCATCGATCTTACATATGGAATTTAAAAGGAGGGTGAAATGCCTAACAGGATACTTAAGGAGAGTATATGCAGAAGTGAAGAGATAGATTCCTTGTCCTGGTTTGAAGAAGTACTGTTTTACCGATTAATTGTTACTTGTGATGACTATGGCAGATATGACGGAAGAGCAAAGGTAATTAAGGGGACTTGCTTCCCACTTAAAGATATTACAGAAAAGGACATTGATAAGGCATTAAGCAAGCTATCTGCAGTAGGGCTTGTAAAGATATATGAAATCCAAGAAAAGCCGTACTTACAATTGATTACTTGGGGAGAACATCAAAGAATCCGTAATCAAAAAAGTAAGTATCCGGAATATGATCCTAAATGCGATATTTTGCTGACAATTGACAGCAAAAGACAGCAAGAGCAGGCAAATGACAGCAATTGTGAGCAAAATCAATCAGAACAAGTAGAGCCACCTGTAATAACATTGCTACTAAATACCGGGGAAGAATATGGAATAAGTCAATCAAATGTATATGAATGGTCAGAGCTCTATCCTGCAGTTGATATAATGCAATGCCTAAGGAATATGAAAGGCTGGTTATTGGCCAATAAGAGCAAGAGAAAGACTATAAGAGGTATCAATAAATTTATAATTAAGTGGCTACAAAATGAGCAGGACAAGGGCGGAACACGAGGATATAAGCCAGTAATCAATCAGGCTACAACATCTAAAGTAGAGCAGTTTGCAGCAGGAGCAATGGAGTGGGCAAGTAATGGATAAACAAAAATTTGCAACCTTAGCAATTGGAATCAAGTCAGCATATCCGGCTTCAAAAATACTTGAAGATAATGCATCAATGGATTTTTGGTACATGATGCTTAAAGATATACCGTATGAAATTGCTGAGAATGCTGTAATGGAATACATATGCACTAATATATTTCCGCCTAATATAGCAGAGATACGAAAGCTATGTATGGATAGATGCAAAAAGCCGGTACTTAGCTTTGATGATGCATGGGGAAATGTTCAAAAAGCCATTAGAGAGTATGGGTTTTATGGGGCAGAGAAAGCGTTTGCATCTATGGATGAGTTAACGCTTTCCGTGGTTAAAAATCTGGGATGGAGTAATCTGTGTTTGAATGAAAATGTTGATGCAAATAGAGCGAACTTTCGTATTGCATACGAAGCTAAGGCAAAAGAAGCACAGAATATAAATCAGTTACCTGATTTTGTGGCCAATAATAAGGCAATGTTACAGGAGCAGTATGCACCTCAAATTGAATCAAGAGCTTTAACAAGAATAGAAATCAACGATACCAAGGTAGAGGTAGTAAATAATCTTGGACAAGAACAAATTGATGATAGAGCCAGACAATTGGAAGAATTAAAGAAACGAATGATTAGTGGCTAAAATAGTCAAAAGGAGAATTTATGGAAAATGTCAATAGCGTATTAGAGGCTCCGGAAGATGTAGACTTAAAAGACAAAGCAAAGCAGAAACTAGAGCAGGAGTTAAAAGAATCAAGCAATAAAGGATTTGCAGAGCCTGTTATTAATTATCTGTTAAAAAGAATTCAGGAATCAGATGCACTTGCATCAGATATTTGTCAGGATCATAAGTCTTGTGGAAGATGTCTTAACTACATCTATGAGAAAGCAAGGGAAGAGTTATCCGGGGAAAACGGGGCTATTCGTGAGGATGTAGTGTATGAATGGGCTGAGGATTATTACCACAAAGATGATAAGGAAGAGGTAGAGAAGGAACTCAAGGAATCTAAAGGGAAGGCGAAAAAGATAAAGCCTGTACAAAAAAAAGAGCCAAAACCAAACAATTTAGGTTCTGAAAAACCTGATAAAGAAGTGAAAAAAGATAGTAAACCTACCGGTGCGGGGAAAAAGAAAACTGAAAATGTAGATGGTCAGCTTGATATGTTTTCACTATTAGGGATACAGGAGGCTTTATGGAAAAAAGAAAACTGTCTGCTATAGAAAGGCCAAAAGCGACTCCGGAAATGATTGAAAAAGCAAGAGAACTGAATGATATAAAATATATAGCTGAACCTAAACTTATAGATAATACTATATTAGTCATAAATTTTTTCTCTATATCAGATTTGAAAGAAGGAAGTATTGCAGCTACATTTAGAACATTTTTGTCAAAGGATGATTATATAACCCAAGATTTAACAAAGGATAGTACAAAATGGATAACCGCTTCTTTTGACATGATGCAAGAAATAGGATTTTACAGGACTATATGGGACAAGCAAAAAAAAGAGTATAGAGATAACTTTTCGGTGTACACATGGTCCGGGCAAGATGTAATTGAAAAGTTTTTTAAAGGCTATAAAAAGCATGAAAGTGATACTATCTGGAATCTTATCAGAAGGTATCAGAACGAAGTAAAAGAAAGACGATTAGAGCAGAAGCATAGAAAAGTATTAGATCCTATTGATTTAAAGATGGAGCATATTCAGGATCCACCACAAGAGTTTAAAGATTGGGTATGGGAGCATGGAATGAGCTTTAGCAGATATGGAATATATAAAGAGACTGAGAAGGGCAAAGCGGAATTCGAATGTTCATATTGTAAAGCCAAAGGTATTGTTGATAGGACACAGATAAGACTTCGCAACAATGAAAAGGGAGAGTGTCCTTTTTGCAAGAGCAAAGTTACATACAAAGCAAAAGGTATACTGGCAGGAGTTATAAAAGATACAAGCGACTTTATATATGTTGATCGTCAAGAAAAAGGATTCTTGCTCAGATACTTCTGGGCAAGCAGAGAGATTAGAGATGGCAAAATTAAAGAAGGGTGTATAAAAGAAATATTATTTGAGCAAAAAAGGTACTTTTGGACAGTCGAAAAGAAATCTCTAAGAAAAGAAGCCTATGAATGGGGAGTATATCATCAGAGAGGTCCCTGTAGATGGATTCCTGGTTCAGGCGACATAATAAGTGCAGGTCTTTACCCAGGTAATCTTCCACACGCTTGGGAACATACGCAGATGAAATATTCAGGCCTTGAGATTTTGGCTCAAAACCACAAAGGAAGATTGCCTTATGAAGGAGCTATACCCATATGCCTGAAATTCCCTAAATTTGAGTGGATATGCAAAATGGGGCTTAATAATTTAGCAGCAGACATAGTAAGCAAACACGGTTTTTATTGCCACCTATCTACAGATGTTATTGATTATAAGGCAAATACAATATATGAAATATTGGGCTTAACAAAGGTGAATACAAAAATATTGCAGGAAATAGATGGGAATACTGATGAGTTGAATCTACTCCAGGAAGCACAGAGACTTGGTATACAGATGAGAGCTGAACAGATAAAGGAATATTATGAAGTTTTTGGGTGCAATATAAAATTGATGAGAGAAAACGGAACTAAGGTTTCTTTCCATAAATTCTTTAAATATTTTGATAAAGAGATTGAAAGGTATATGGATGGCAATTCAAAAGGTAAATTAAGAAGAGAAGAATTAATAGAATTAAAAAGGAATATGGCAAGAGACTGGTTAGATTACCTGGGCTGGTGTCGTGAACTTAAATATAACCTTGATAATATGTTTATCTATATGCCGAATAATTTTAAGCAAGTACATGATAGGGTGGCGAAGGAATATAAGGAACTTAAGGATAGGAAGGCAGCGGCAGAGAAGAAGAGAAGAGATAAGCTTATTGCAAAGAAAATGCAAAAGCTAAAAAAAGACATGGAAGAAATATTCTCAAAAAATGCCGGAGTTGATGCACTGAATATAAAGGGAAACGGTTTAATTCTTATAGTACCGGCAAATTCCGCTGCTATAAAAGAAGAGGGAGAGGCCTTACATCATTGTGTTGGAACTTACATTGAAAGAGTGGCCAAAGGAGAGACGGCTATATTCTTTATCAGAAAAGAAAATGAACCGAACAAACCTTATTATACCCTTGAGTGGAGAGACAATAAAGTTATTCAGTGTAGAGGTATGAATAATTGCAGTGTGACGGATAAAGTAAAAGCGTTTGTAAAAACATTTGAAGAGAAGATGAATGAGCAGATAAAAGCTAAAGAGAGTGCATAAGAGTAAATCAGGGGGATGTAAGTGAATGGGCAGAAATTCCTTATATGTAAACGGAGAGGGATATGTTGATAATACGGCAGGTAAAGCTCTACGAAACATACAGCGAAAAAGAAAAGAGGTGGGAGTGAATTACAAGGCACAGATTATTGGTAGAAATAGTAAGAAGTCAGGTGAAACATTTGAAAGATGGATATCTACGGCATGTAAGTTCTATCTAAATAAGGGTTTGGCTCATATTGAAAAAACTCCGGAGCCTTTTCATATCACAGGAAAGGATATGAATGGAGTTGTAAGAGGATACTATGAGAAAAAGGGGCAACCGGACTATAAAGGTATACTGTGTGATGGAACAGGGATTATGTTTGAGGCAAAGCATACCGATTCAGATAGGATAAAGCAGTCGGTAATAACTGAAACACAGTGGGAGAATCTTGATATATATGAGAAATTTGGAGCGCATTGCTATGTGATGGTCTCACTTGGACTTAGAAGCTTCTTCAGAGTGCCATGGAGCGTGTGGAAACGCATGAAAGAATTATATAATCACAAATATATGAATGAGTCGGAACTTGAAGCTTATAGAATAAGTCAGAGTCAATGCATAATATTAATTCTTGAAGGGATTGAGTTAAAAGATGAAAATACAAAAGACGGTGTTAGCACAAAAGCTAAATCAAATTAAAGGTGTTGTATCAAAAAATACAACAATGCCAATACTGCAAGGAGTATTGGTAAAGGATGGGTATCTTATTGCAAGCAATTTAGAAATGACCATAAGAGCAAAGATACCGGGTGCAAATGAAGAATGCTTTATCATACCAGAAAGAGCATTTGACCTTATCAATAATTTGCCGGAAGGAATGATTGATATTTCGGTTTCAAGTGAAAATGTAATGGTTATCAGTGTGGACAAGATAAAAAACACATACCAAACTATGGAACCTACAACTTTTCCTATATTAAACATAGAAGGAGAAGGAAGTGAGCTTACTCTAAAGGCTGAAATGCTTCTTAAATCAATAAAGCGAGTATCTTATGCAATACCTACACAGGTTTCAGATCCGAGAATGTCAAGCATGTTTATGCAGGCAAAAGATGGTCAGTTAAACTTTGTTGGACTTGATGGTCATGTGCTTGCATGGGATAAAATCAAATATGATGGAGAGTTTGAGTTACTTATCTCAAAAAGCACAATAGAAAAGCTAAAGTCGGTATTATTAACTGGAGATGTCAAAATAAAATACAGTGACAGTATGGCAATATTCTCAACAGAAGATTTTGATATATGCACAAGAATTGTGCAGGGAAAGTACTATCCGTATCGTGACATGTTCAAAGAGTTGCCTATAAACACATTTGTGGTAAGAAGTGAATTATTGGGTGCAATGGTACGCGCCAAAATGTGTACCGCTGAAAAATCACCTGTTAAATTTGAACTATCAGGAAATAAATTGAATTTAAGCATAAAAGACCAGACTACTGATTACCATGAAGTCATTGACTTACTGGAAGATGTTACTGAAAATCTCAAGATAGGATTTGATGCAAAATTGGTAATAGAAACATTAAAAGCATTTGATTGTGAGCATGTTAAGATTTCGCTACACAGCTCAAAAATGCCTATGGTCATTGAAGTTAATGACAGTGAATTTAGAGCGATGGTTCTTCCTATTGCTTTAAATTAGTGATGTCAGGGAGAGGGATAGAAAATAAAATAATTTAGAAAGGAGTCGAGCCTGCCGGCACTAAGGGATATCCGGCTCCTTAAATAAATGAAATACGATCAACAAATAATATCTTTAATAAACAATATGTCAAAATACTACTCACCACATCAGGTATTTTCTGATTGGGTAGAGATGTACGCAATAACAATATCAAATGCGTGTACATTATTAAACAGCAAATTAAAGCAATCAAGAGAGCAAAAGTATCTTGAGATTGTAAAAAAATATAAAAATACTGAGATGAGTAAATTTCCTGACTTATGCGGGCTACTTACTATTGCTTTGGATAATGACATAGCAGATGTCCTTGGCAATGTATACATGGGGCTTGAATCAGGAAGTAAGCACACAGGGCAGTTTTTCACACCAAACCACATAAGCAGACTTACAGCAAGACTTATGCCGCCGGTTGCTGATGCGGACGGAGTAATAAGATTTACTGAGCCAACATGTGGCAGCGGTGGGATGATAATAGCATATGCGAAAGTCTTGTCTGAGCAGGGTGTAAATTATCAAAAAAAGCTTGAGGTTGTAACACAAGACATAGACTACAGATGCGTGCATATGTGCTATGTACAATTATCTTTGCTTGGAATTAAAGCAACAGTATTAAGACAAAATACACTTACACTTGAAGAAGTATCTGAGGATAGTGTATTTTTAACGCCAGCGAAAACGGGGGTATTAGTATGAAATCAGAATTAATTGACAAAATAATACTTTCGCTTTCTGATGTCGTAACTATAAATATTGGCGATCTTAAGTCAAAACTTTATATGGCTATGAGCGAATACAGTATAGGCAAGGAAAATACGCAAATCGTTGTAAGAGAAGAAGATAAGAACGAGTGGTACTTTAAAAAGTTCATAATGACAAAAACAGTGCAGGGTTTATCTGAGAAGACATTAGCACAATATTCCGCTGAAATTCCTAGGATGTTAAGCATGATAGGAAAGCCGGCTGAATGCGTAAGCTCAGACGATATACTGTATTACCTAGCACTGAGAGAACACCGGGATAAAGTATCCAAAGTGACGGTTTCAAATAACTTAAGATACTTAAGAACCTTTTTCGAATTTCTGACTATCGAAGGGATAATACCGACCAACCCTGCACGAAAGGTAGGTAGTATCAAGGTAGCAAAGAAACAAAAGAAAGCATTTACAGATGTCGAGGTCCTTAAACTAAGACAGGGCTGCAAGAATGTAAAAGAAAAGCTTATTGTTGACATGTTGTTAAGTACCGGATGTAGAGTCTCTGAGCTTGTATCTATAAAATTCGAAGATATAGATGGCAGAAAGATAAATGTCTTAGGCAAGGGAAACAAAGAGAGAACAGTTTATCTTAATGCACAAGCAAGACTTACATTGGACGAGTGTATTCGAGAAATCAACTTAGTAAATAACCCGTATATCTTTCCAAGTACACGATACCGAAATAGTAAAGAGCATACAAGTAACAGTGCGATAGAGGGTTTTTGCAAAAGGCTTGGAGAAAGAGCGGGAGTCAGAAATGTACATCCGCATAGATTCAGGAGAACTTGTGCAACTATGGCTTTAAAGAGAGGAATGCCCGTAGAGCAGGTCAGTAAAATGTTAGGACACGAGGATCTTAAGACAACTCAAATATATCTGGATCTTGATGAGAGGAACTTGGAAATAGCACATGAAAAATATGTAGTGTAGTAAAAGAAAAGGAGCAAATATGAAAAACACATTAGAGGATTTAAACAATTACTTATTCGAAT